ATGCCGGCGTCCGGACAGCACAACGAGCAGGCAGCGGAGACACCCGACCCGTCTCCCGAGCTCTCCGAGCGGTACGGCGAGAACCCGGCGCGGTTCCTCCAGGAAGACATCCACGCCGACAGCGGTGCCGGGACGTCCGGCGAGTTCATCTTCGCTCGCATCCGCGGGATCGAGTCGACCTCGCTCGCCCGCTACTGGGTCGCGATGGAGCGCCGACTCGCGTCGATCAACGACCGCGAGCCTCGCGAACGCGTTCTCCACGCACTCGCGCAGCGCGAACGCTACCTCGAAGCGAATGGCGAGGGCCTCGCACAGGCCGGGATGACGCCGGCGGAACGCCGGGAGGCGGCCGCCGAGCACGACGCCGAATCGGTGGCGGTGCTTGTCGACGAGGACGGCGAGGCGGTCTCGTGGAGCAGACAAGAGGGCGCGACCGTGGAGGCGAGTCGATGAGCGACGACGTCGAGCGCTTTGTCGAGCATCCCGACCCGGACCGCTTCTTCATCCAGATCGAGCCGGCCGAGATCGAGATGGACGTCCACGACCACGACGATGTCGAACTCAAAACTCAGCTCGTCCCCGGCGGGGGATTCTGTGTCGAACTAACTGCTCGGTTCGAGTACGCCGGTCGCGACTGCTCGCAGCACGTCTCACTCAACCGCGACGCTGCGGAGTCGCTGTACGAGCGCCTCGGGGAGTGCCTTGAGGAGGATGATCGCCGATGACGAGGTACGGCTGCCGAATCTGCGACTTCTCGACGAAGAGCCCGGCCGGGATGTCCTCGCACGGGCGGAAGCACCGCAACGAGTTCGAGGAGATCGTCGGGCGTCGGCCAGAGGACTACGACGAGGTCGTCGCGCTGCTCCGCGATGGGGAGACGCCCGAGGACTACAACGGCGAGACAGGCTCGCCGACGACACTGGAGGAGTACGCAGATGGGTGACGCTGCCCTCGGCGACCTCGACCGGCGCACCCGAGAGTGTCTCGCCGATCTCCCGCCGACAGCATCACTCGTCTACCTCGAGCTCTACAACGCCGACGGTCCGCGGACCCTCCGCCAGCTGACCTACCAGATGGCCCGACCGGAGCGGTCGATCCTTCGAGCTCTCCGGCAGCTTCACGATGAGGATCTCGTCTCGTGTTCCCCGCGCCATACCGACCCGCCGTCGTCCGAGTGGGAGGTCGACGGGTGACCGACAAAATGGCGGTCGATGGACCACTTAAGCCTGTGGCCAAGCAACACACTGGTGACGACAGCCCGGCGACGGGCGCGGTAGAGTGCCAGCACCAGAGGCGATCGGGCCGATGACGGCACCACACTCACCGCGATACGACAGGGCCGGAGAGACGGTCGGTCGTGAGTTTTCTGTAACTATGCCTGAGCAACCTGCCTACCACGAGCACCTGCTCGACGCATCGGACGTGTGTAACTCCTGTCACAGGGTCATCCGCGTCGAGCGGCAGGACCCGGCGCGTGGCGGGATCACCCGAGAGTACGAAACGCACCACGAGCGCCACCGTGATCACACCGTAGTCGACTACGGCCCCGCCAAGACTGTCGGCGAGCAGCAAGGGACGTTCTGCGACCGCTGCGGCACCGAGTCGCCGTGGGACCGGTACTGGGACGACCACCGGACCAACACGCACGAGCTCGCGACCGCGCTCGGTTGGTTCGACGATGTCGACGAGCCCGCAGTGACTCCGTGCCAAGAGCGCGAGGTCTCCATGTCGAAGTTTCGTGAGCTGGTCCAGAACACGATCCGGACGCTCGAACACAAGGGTGTCACCCTCGACCGGCAGACGCTCGCCCGGGAGGCACTCCGGCGCCGTCGCGACGGCGAACACGTCGACGACTGCCTCGGCGAGGCAACCAAGGCGGCGATCGTCGCGTCGATCAACCAGGGCGACGCCGGACAGGACACCCGGCGGGAGGCCCCCGCATGAGCGCCGCCGGCTACGGCCGGGTGGCGTTCGACTTCGCCGGTCGCGAGCTCGAGGGTACCGCGGTCGACTTCGAGCCCGCCGGCGACGTCTCCGGCCCCGATGGGATACTGACCGTCGATGTCGACGGACTCACCTACCGCGTCACGGAGTCCGAAGCGGCCGACCCGGATCGATAGCTCAGTCTGGGAGAGCACCGGCCTGAAGCGCTGGCATGCCTCGGTTCGAATCCGAGTCGATCCATCTCCCGAGGGCGTGATCTCCACGGCTTTCCTCCACGGAGGTCAGGTCACGCGCCCGAGGGAGTGCTGAGACACACGAGCGGCCGGCACAATCGCCGTCTCGGCGAGATCGTGTGCTACGTCACGAACGTGAGGAGCTTCGCGTCGATCGTTCCATCCGTTCAAACCCACCAAGTCCGGCCGCCTTGCCGTGCCTGTGGAGGTGACAGACGCCCCTATTGGGAGTGGCGAGACCCAAGCCCTCTACGGGGCCACCCTGTCCGGGGTTCGACTCCCCGCGCGGCCGTTCGACACGCAGTGACATACCCCTCCGTTTCCACTCCAGATGGACGATACACCCGAGTTCACCGACCGGCAACGCGAGTTCCTGAACGCGCTCCCGGCGACCACGAGCGAGATCGCCGAGAAGATGGGCATCGCCTCACGGAGCGTTCGCGACCACCGTGAGAACGTCCAGGAGAAAGGCGTCGAACTCGACTACGACGAGGCGACGCACATCTGGTCGCGTGCCGACGACTCGGGCGACCTAGAGGACGACGAGGACACCACGTTCCCGGACCTTTCGGACACGCCCGTCGCCGACGTCGACCCTGATCCATCGAAGCTCAACGAGGACGAGCGCGTCATCGCCCGCGAACTCCAGACCGGCGTCGACGACATCGACGCACTGGCTGAGGACCTCGACGAACGGCCGGGCGTCATCACGCAGCGGCTCCGCGACCTGCGCGAGCGCGGCTGGCAGGTGTACGTCGACGAGTCCGCGGACCACGTCGCGATCGAGGGCGACTCGACGCTCCGGAGCTCGGAACACATCGGCACCCGGACGCGGAAGGCGAACCGCTGGTGGGAGCAGCGACACAACGAGCTCGTCCGCGAGTACAAGGGACTCGACGACGTCCCGTCGACGACGCAGTACGACACGCACCCGGACAACGAGGACTGGGTACTCCACCTGACCGACGTCCACGCCGGCGACTTCGTCCGGCAGGACGACGGCACCGTCGTCTACGAGCCCGACCTCATCCCGGACGTCATCGACTACGCGACGCGCCGGTCGCTCCACCTTGCCGACGTCCACGATGCCACGTACGACACGGCGTACGTCCTCCTCGGCGGCGACCTCGTCACCGGCGAGGGCATCTACGAGGGCCAGCTCGCGAACGGCGACGTCCAGGCGTTCATGGACGAGCAGATCGACCTGCTCCACGACCCGCTCCTCCGACTGGTCGACGCCTACGCCGAGCGCTTCGACGAGGTCGTCATCGTCTGCCAGATCGGCAACCACGGCGACATCCGGGCGGACGGCACCTCGAAGCAGGCGAACGCTGACCTGATCACGTACAAGAACCTGCGGAACACGGTCGCCGCCCTCCGGCGCCGACACGGGGAGTTCGAGAACGTCGCGATGAAGATCGGCGAGGCGCGCGCCTACCGGAACTTCGACCTCCGTGGCGGGAAGCTCACCGGCCACCTCCGACACGGGCAGGACCGTGACCCGCAGGCGTCGACGTCGGCGCGCCTCAAGGAGTGGCTCTCGACGCTGATGGACCACGAGTTCGACCTCGCGTACATCGGCCACCACCACGTCTCCGGGATGATCCCCTGGGACGGCCCGCCGATCGTGACGACCGGCAGTCCCAAGCCGAGCGGGGAGTTCGTCGAGCGGCTCGGCGTCGGCGTCCCGTCCCGGTTCCAGTCGGTCGCCTCGTGTCACGGTGTGAGCGACGCCGGGATGACCGGCTTCTACCCCATCGACGACCGCGCGTTCCAGTCTACATGATGCACCAGGACCCCACTGCCTCGCACCAGTTCGACACGGACACGGTGTCCGTCGTCACGACCGAGGGCGAGGCGAGCCCGCTCGCGTTCTACGACGCCTCGTCGCGAGGGGCGTGGCTCGCGATGGACGATCCGCTGGACCTCCGGGACTACCGCTAGGCTAGATCATGTCCAGATCATACCCACCGCGACCGTCGACCTACCGACCGAACCGCTGCCCGGAGTGCGGGTGTTCGTACAGCTCCGCGAGTCCGTGCGACTGCCATCCCCTGATGGATGTCTCATGACTCCACACGCACCTGCTCGGCCGTGGTACTGCCGGGACGACGTCGTCGACGAGTACAAGACCACGCTCCAAGAGGACGATGAGAAGCTACCGATGCTGAAGGCCCTCAAGATCATCCGGGCGATCGTCGTCAACGTCGGCCTCATCGCCGGCTGGATCTACGCGCTGTACCTCGGCGGCGATCCGACGGTGATCACAGTTTTCGCGCTCGCAGTGGTCGGCGCGTACAACGGCCTCGAGCTCGGCGACTACCTCGCGCTCCTCCAAGCGTACAACGAGATCCAGACCGAGTCCGATACCGATGACTGACGACCACGTCCCGCGACGGTTCGAGCTCGTCCGCGAGGAGGACGTGTCCGAAACCTCGGGAACGGGCGTCGTCGCCGTCGGCGTCGAGTACCCGGACGGCGCTGTCCACATGCAGTGGCGCAACGCCGACAACGACGGCCTCGAGACGGACGCGAACGGGTGTGCGTTCAAGCCCGCGCCGGACGGCCTCGTGGCGACCGAGGAGATCCACGGCCACGACGGCCGCACGACCGTCCGGTTCCTCGATGGCGCTCCCGACCGAGACTAACGGCCATGCCGGACATCCTCGTCGAACCGGACGAGACCGCCGCTGCCCTTCGGCAGTACGTCCGAGACAACCCCGCCGTCCGAAAGGACGCGTACGAGTACGAGGACACGGACCCTGTCCAAGGCGCGTGCTACCTACTTGCTGAGGCGTACTTCCACGCCGCTGGCGGGCAGGACTCTTTCGACGTCTACCGACTCGACTGGAGCGAAGTCAATCCGGCGTACGATGGCGCCCACTGGTTCCTCCGCCGAAGTGACGACGGCGCTATCGTCGACCTCTCGCTCTCGACGCCCGACGACGGCGCCGACGTCCCGTGGGACCAGGCGCGACACCGAGCGTTCATCACCGGCTACACCCCGTCGAATAGAACACAAACCGCCCTCCAGGCGGTCGGCCTCCACTCCTGAAAAACAACCCCTCATGAGCGACGATACCTGTCCCGGCACGAACAACGAGGGTGAACCCTGCGGCCTCGACGCCGGCTGGGGCACCGACAACGACTCGGGGCCGTGTAAGTTCCACGGCGGCGCCGGCGGAGATGTCGGCGATCCCGGCGGTGCCCCCGAAGACAACACGAACGCCGTCACCCACGCGCTGTACGTCGAGAGCAACCGCTTCTACCAGGATGTCATCGACGACGCGCTTCGCAACCTCTGCGACGACATCTACGACGGCTACGTCGAGAAGTTCCGCGAGGTCAACGGAGAGCCCGTCGCCGGCGAGAAAGCGCGGCTGTCGGAGATCGCGATCAACCACATCAAGGTGATCCACTCGGACAACTGGGCGGCTCACCGCCCCGAATCGCTCGACTCCGGAAACGCACTCGTCGACCGGGAGACGCGGGTGAAAGCCTCCCAGAACGAGTTCCGCGAAGAGGTGCGCTACAAGGAGTCGGTCGTCGTGAAGACGCAGCAGCGCCTCCGGAAGGAGGACCGCAAGTGGCTGAAGGAGATGGGACTGCTCGGCGCCGACGAACTCGACGTCAACGTCGACGGGCAGGTCGACCACGACCACAGCCACGGCCTCGACGAGGCGACTCGTGAGATGATCGACGACCTCGAAGAGGACCTGAAGGCATGACCGACCCGGATAACGCCGACCGCGTGTTCGTCGACTTCGACAACACGCTGACTACCGACGACGTCGCGTACTGGGACGGCGAGCGGCCCGACCCCGACGAGGACGTCATCGACGCGGTCAACGAGCGCTACTACGACGGCGCCACGGTCGTCGTCTGGACGGCGCGCCCGTGGAGCGAGGCCGGCCGCATCGCGGCGCACCTGACCGAGTGGGGCGTCCGCTGGCACGCGCTCCGCTGCGACAAGGGCTCGGGCGACGTGTACATCGACGACAAGGCGGTCCGCCCGTCGGAGGTCACGGAGAGATGACCCCGCTCGCCCTCCACGTCGCGGCCCGTCTCCACGACGCCGACCACGTCGACGACATCCCCGACGACGTCGATCGCAAGGGCCGGTTCGGAAAGTACGAGAACCAGCAGCCGGACTTCGCCCGCTCGCAGGACATCCCCGACTTCGTCCGGAACAACATCGTCACCGTCGCCCGGCGTGAGTTCGCGCTCGACCCGCCGTCGACGCCCGACGACCAGGAGGCGATCCGGCAGAGCGAGTACCGCGAGTTCTGGATCGACGAGCTCGACGCTGAGCCGTGGGACATCTACTCCATCTCGGAGGCGATGGCCGCCCGGTTTGACATCAACCCGGGCTGGGCGTTCAAGACCGCCCGCCAGCACCTGAACCAGCTCGTCCTCCAGGCCCGGATGCGTGGCTACCGCCAGGAGCGACTCGCCGGCCGGCGCTTCCGGTGGGCCGGTCCCGAGGCGGACCACCCGGCGTGTCAGTGGATCCGCGACCAGATCCCCGAGAAGGGGCTGCCGTATCACGAGGTCGTCGAGCTGATGCAGGAGGCGAAGCGGCGGTTCGTCGAGGACCCGCCGTCGAGCGCACACGTCGTCCACGACTGGTGTCGCCACGAGATGCGCGAGGTTCAGTGACCATGTCCGCGGAGACGGAGACAGGCACGACCGCGTCGACGTCGATCGCTCGGCTGGTCGAGGAGCGCCCGACCGCTCACCCGCTCCCGTTCTCGATCCGACACCTCGGGACGGACGGGATCCTCGCGCCGCCGAAGCACCTGCGCGACTGGTACCAGCACATCTGGGAGGCGGTGTACAAGCCGCACACGCCGAAGAACCTCGCGCTGCTGGGGCCGCGCAACTACGCGAAGACGGTGTCGACCATCAACGTCGCGCCGGCGTGGCTCGCGGTCAACTTCCCGAGCATCCGGATGGCGATCGTCTCCCACAAGAAGACGCACGCCGACAAGCGGGCGAAGACGGCCGTCGCGTCGATCGAGGAGGCGTGCGAGCGGTACGGCGTCCCGGTGTACGACTCCTCGAAGACGACGCTCCAGCTGGAGGCGGGCACCCAGAACATCGAGCCGACGCTCGAACCGCTCTCTATCCGGACGTCGGACACAGGGTCGCACTACGATGTCATCATCTACGACGACATCGCGACGCTCACGAATCAGACGACAGCGCTCCGGTCGCAGATATCGGAGAACTTCGAGGAGTTCTACGACAACGTCGCCGCAAAAGCCGGCGCGACCTGTCTCCCGCACAAGTCGCTCAACATCGTCATCGGGACGCGCAAAACGCCCGAGGACGTCTACCGCGAACACGTCCTGTCCACGAACAACCCGGAGTGGGACGGCTGTATCGCCCGCGGCGTCTCCCGGCCGGGCTGGGCGGCTCGCATCTGGCGAGCGACGCCCGACTGGCACGTCATCGAGAACGAGACCTATCAGGTCCACGCGACGGACGGCGAGGTCTACGACTCGATCCGGGATGTCCCGACAGACGTCGAGATCATCGACGACGGGATCCGGCCGGCACCCGACACCGACTTCCGGACGCTGTGGCCCGAGTTCGAGGCGCCCGAGACGCTACTCACGAAGGTTGTCTCGAAGGACGGCAGCGCCGGTCTGTGGCGCGCGGAGAACCAGCAGAACCCCGAGGCGGCCATCGGGCGCGTCCTCGATCTCGACTGGCTCCGCTTCGTCGACCCAATCCCCCGAGACGACTGGTCGGCACTGGAGTGGTACGCCGGGCTCGACTTCGCGAACCCGAACAACGTCGCCGCCGAGGAGCGCGGCGAGACCGACTACTGGGCGCTCGCGGTCTACGCGTACGACCGCGACAACGACCAGGAGTACGCCGTCGACGTTTGGCGTGACCGCGGGTACATGTGGGAGGAAGCGGCGACGGACTTCGTCGGTGTCCACCTCTCGGACTACCCGGTCGGCGAGCTCCTCGTCGAGAGCAACTTCGACGGCAAGGAGATCGCCGACACGATCGAGGACAACGTCGACATCCGGGTGACGCCCAGCAACTCGGAGGGCGAGAAGGAGCAACGACTCCACCGCCTCGCGAACCGCTTCCAGCAGGGGAAGGTGAAGGTCGCGAGCGAGGAGAACGAGCGCTGGGAGTCGTTCATCCGCGAGGAGTGGCTGCCGTTCCCCGATGCGGCTCACGACGACCGCTTCGACGCCCTCGAGATCGCGTCGCGTGGCCCTGATGGCTCGGTTGAGCACGCATCGAGTGACGAGTTCGAGCACCTCGACTGGTAATTCACGAATTCATGGATACAACGACACCACCCCGACCGGAGCACCGCACACTCGACCCCGAGTCAGACGACGTCAAGCGCGCCTGCGAGCATATCTCGACGCCCGGGTTCGCGTACAAACTCATGTGTACCGACTGCCGGCCGTTCTACACGCTCCCGGTTCGGAAAGCCGACGACCCGCCGACTGTCACTCGGTGTGCCCAGTGCGGGCGGAAGCACTCGATGGACAGCGTCAGTATCACGAAACACGATCGCTATGAGTGACGACGAACCCCGAACGACGACGCTCGGCGAGGACGACAGCGGCGAGCTGGTCGCGATCGACTGGCCCGACGGCGACGTCGAGCAGATGCTCCACGGGCAGATCCCGACCACGCCCCAAGCCTCGGGCGACCGAGGCGACAGCCACACCGACGAGGTCGGGCCGGTCCCGCGCGTCTCGGATCGCGGCGGCGTCTGGAGTCGAATCGACCTCCAGTCGTTCACGCTGAACTCGACCGAGCTTGCGACGACGGTTAAGCGGTTCCGCGACGAGATGTACCGGAACCAGTTCCCGGTGCTGACGCCGGCGTTCGCCGTCCGCTGTACCACCTGCGGCACGGAGTACGACGAGGAGCGCGACGTCTGCGAGGTGTGTGGAGAGGCCAACTTCGAGACGCCGTCGCGAGCCCAGAAGGAGCGCCTCACCAACCAGTTCGCCTCAGTCAACGACGACGGGCAGTCGCTGGCGTCGCTGATGAAGTACGAGGAGGACTATCAGGCCTTCAACGGCGTCTCGACGATCCTCGCACGCCTCCGCTACCAGCACGTCGAGAGCGAGACGCAGGTCGCAGGCCGGACGGTCGAGTCGACCGGGCGGTGGGAGGCGACCGCGATCGAGGAGCTCGTCCACGCCGACCCGAGTCGCATCCGGCCGGTCCTTGACGAGCAGAACCGACAGGGCGGGTGGTGGACGTGTCCCGCCCACCGCGAGGAGTACTGGGAGGAGGACGCCCTCACGTTCGAAGAGGGTGCCGACCACCCGATCGAGGTCTGCCCGGAGTGTCATGCCCGCCTCGAGGAGGTCGGCTACGCGGAGGTGAAGAGCCAGCGAAGCGACGGCGTCGAGCGGCTCTTCCTCACGCACGAGGTGATCGACTGGGCGCGGCACTTCCCCATCCTGAACGGGCTCGACGGCCGGTCGCCGATCCTCCCGCTGATCAAGCTCCAGGCTATCCTCCAGTGGTCGCGGAACTACGAGCTCCAGTACCTCAACCCGCAGAACGACCAACAGCTTCCGGACAAGTTCCTCGTCGCCTACGGGAAGAACGTCCGGTCGAGCCTGCGGGCGTCGCTGACCGAGGAGGAAGGCAAGAACCCGTGGGAGGAGGGCCGGCTCATGTACGAGGGGAGCCCCGATGACGTCGAGATCGACATCCTCGACCTGTCGACGTCGGCCGGGATCAACGGGCGCGAGCCGATGGTCGAGCGGCTCATGTCGCAGATCCGCGCGATGTTCGGCGTGACCGACGCCTTCGAGAACGAACTCTCCGACACGGGCGGGCTCAACGCCGAGGGGACGCAGGTCGAGATCACGAACAGCGCTGTCGCGAGCGCGCACCAGGACACGAAGGACAAGGCGCTCGACGCGCTCTGCCAGCTCATCGAGCGCGTCGACGGGCACTGTGACTGGGAGCTCGCGTACGTTGCCCCCGAGAGCGAGGACGCGTCGCTCTCGCCGCTCGAAGTCCTCCAGGGCATCGAGAAGGCCAAGCAGACTGGCACCGCGGTAGCCGTCGAAGACGGGCAGCTCCAGATCCCGGATCAAGAGATCACACCGATGGACCCCGACACCACGGCGCCGGAAGACGAGCCGCCTCCTGAAGACGACGGCGCCGACGGTGGCGACCCCGCCCCCGACGCCGGCGCCGCGGACCCACCCGACGACGGCGACGAAGCGAACAGCCCCGATCCTGACCAACCCGATTCCGACCCCTCTGACTCCTAGCCATGACCGATACGACGCTCGCCCCGATCGAGAACAGCGCGCTTCCACTATCCACGCTCGTCCGCGCCGTCGCCGACGACGTCGAGCAGGTCGCGACCACCGACGATCTCCAGCAGCACGCCCCGACCGAGGGCCGCGTCGCCGAGGTGGCGGCCGGTACCCGCCCCAACGACGTCTACGTCGGGACGGGCGACGCGTGGGCGCTCGTCAATTCGGCGGTCGGCATCGAGGCGACCGTCTTCCGGTCGACGCCGCAGGACCTGACCGCCGGCGATGCGCCGGCGCCGACCGACGCCGGCGTCCAGGCCGCGCATGACGGCACGGGCACGCCGCCGGCGGGGACGTACACGTCGGACCCGCCGAACAACCAGTGGGTCGGCGCCGACGACACCACGTCCGGGACAACGATCGCCTACTGATGAGCATCCGTGTTCTCAACCAGCCGGCGGCTGACGTCGACCACAAGGCGGCGGTCGGCCAGTCCGTCGAGCCCGACGGCCCGGTTCACGACCGGCGCATCACTCGCGAGGACGTCCCGGACGAGTGGGAGCACGCCGTCTTCGAAGCGGAGAACTTCATAATCGAGGGGCCCGCGTCGGTCGAGATCGTCGACCGGAGCGGCCAGCAGATCCAGATGGAGGCGGTGGCTGACAGCCTCGACCGCTACCTCGAGAGCACTCGCGAGCCGGGGATCATCTCGACGCGACACGACGACGTCCCCGTCGGCGTCCCCGTCTGGGAGTGGACTACCGACGAGGGCGTCCACTACGAGACGACCGTTGAGGACGAGGAGTTCACGCTGGTCGCGAACCTCGGCAACGAGACAACGAAGAGCAAGATGGCGCGACTCCGCTGTCTCAACGGTGACTACGGCGGCTACTCGGTCACCGTCTACTCGAATCAGGAACACCGGCGGAACGACGGGACGCGAGTCACGGTCGACTGCGACCTCCACGCCGTCACGCTCGGCCACGAGAGCCAGGTAATGAACCCGGCCGCCGACTTCGACGTCGTCGACTTCAAGCACGGCGGCGTCCTTGAGGCACAGATTCGACGGCGGCTCCGGCGGCGCCGGAGTCTCGCCGGCCGGGTCGAAGAGCACCTCTGACTGACGGCTGAGAAAGACGTGTCGCGTCGGCGGGACGCGAGACAGCGGCTGACCGCCGCCATCCGGAAACCGGTCATCGATTCTGAGCGCACATGGACATCTTCGGGAGAACCCCGACCGTCGACGGCAAAGCCCGTACGGTTCTGGGTGATCTGTCTGAGGACGCCTCTCCGTTCGAGATCCTCCAGACGGTTGACCAGAAGGCGGGCGACGACGTCGACCGAGACGCAGTTGTACAGAAGATCCGCACCCTGGACGAGTCGGTCGACCAGAAGCTCGCCACCATTGAGGGCGACGACGTCGACCAGAAGGAGATGCGAACTGCGGCCGGCGTGATCGCCGACCGCACGCGCTTCTCCGAAGAAGGCGCCATGGACCTGCTCTCGGCCGCCGCCGAGGCAGCCGACCACATGGAGCCGATGCGGTTCGTCGACGAGTTCGACGCCCTCGCCGCGGACGAGCAGCTCGACGGCGAACTCGACCAGCGCGCGGAAACCAACACCCCCACAGCAGACATGGAATCCAACGACAACACGACTCCGGACGACCCGGATGTTGACCAGAAGCAGGAGAACGACCAGATGAACCCCATCGACCTCGTCGAGGAGATCGGCGACTCGGACGCCCGAGACACCGTCGAGAACTACGCCGAGTCGGTCGGCAAGGACACGCAGGAGGCCGCCGCCGAGTGGGTCTCCGAGAACGTCCCCGGCGTCAGCGTCGAAGGCCACGGTGACGCTGGCGGTGACGACACCTCCGGCGCCGCGCCGGAGGGCAACGTCGACACCGCGGGCAACGACCCGGACGACGATCCCTACGAGGAGGACGTCGACCAGATGCTCGAGGAGAAGGTCGACCAGAAGCTCGGCGACCTGAACATCAACGAGCGCGTGGCCGACGCGGTCACCGCCGACGAGGTGATCAACGAGATGGCTGGCGAGGTCGCTCAGAAGCTCTCCGACGACGAGGACCTGGCCGACAAGCTCGTCGACACGGTCGACCAGAAGGGCGACTTCGCGACGACCGACGACACCGTCGTCACGGCACCGAGCGGCGACTCCCAGACGGTCGGTGAGGCCGGCGCGGTCACCGGAGGTGATGACGCATGAGCGGTGCTGAGGCCCATCCCTTCATGTCCTACGCCGGCGGGCACAGTCCGAGTCGGTTCGTCGAGAGCAACGTCGTCAGCGACGTCCCGCTCGACTGGGACGACGGCCTGCTCCAGCGCGCCCAGTACGACTCCACGACCGAGGCGCACGTCAACGCCATCTTCACGGCGACGCTGTACGCCCAGTACAATCAGGAGCACAACTGGTACAACGCGCTCTCGCAGGTCGACCGCTTCAACGCCTCGCTCGAGGGGCCGGTCACCGCGAAGGCCTACCGCGCGGCCACCAACCCGGTCGACCTCCAGACCCACACCGAGGGCGGCCAGGTCCCTGACGGGAACACCTTCGGCGTCGAGGAGGTCGAGTTCGACCCCAAGCGGTCGGACGCCGTCATCGAGGTGTCGGACCTCCAGGAAATCTACGCGGCCATCGAGGACGCAGTCGGCTTCGAAGAGTTCTGGCAGCTCCAGCAGGAGCAGCTCGACCTCGCGATCGACCGCGACGGGCTCGCCCAGCCGGTCATGGCTGGCGACCCGCAGTACGATGCGACCGACCAGATCACCAGCCTCGATCGCGTCATCGCGTCGAGCGACGAGGAGGCCAACGCGCAGGACCCCAACGGGACCGCCTACAACGACGGCGATCTCGACTACGGGAACATCGACCGGTCGAACGACGACTGGGCGGACTCCTACGTCGACTTCGACGCGTCGAGCGTCCGCCAGCTGACCAACGACCTGTTCTCGGGGTTCCTCAACTCCTTCAACGAGTTCGCCGACGTCGACGTCTACAGCGACACGGCGATCCTGACCGGGCACGACACCGCCGGTGTGCTCTCGGAGCTCGCTGCCGAGCGGAACAACGTCCGGAACAACGCCGCGATGGCGGACTACGTCAGCGAGGACGTCGGTGACGCCGAGACGATTCGCGGACTCTCCGGGACGGCCCGGTTCCGCGACTACGACGGCATCCCGATCGTGGCGAACCAGCACGCGATCAAGCACGGCGACATCTCGTCGATCTTCATCGTCCCGACGGACACGATCCGCGGCCAGCCGCGGCTCGCGATCGAACAGTTCCAGGAGCCCTACGTCGAGACGGCCGGCCGTGGTCAGTCGCAGGGCTACCTCGCGACCGGCAACTACCGGGACGAGGCGCTCATGAAGCTCGACCACGAGGCGGTCAATCGGGATTTCGCATCGGCGGCACTTCTGAGAGACATCGGCGAGTAACCACATGAGCGACCGCGATACTACTACCATCAGCGTTACCGCCCTCATCGACGGGACGCAGTACGTCCACACCGTCGAGGGGACGCACTGGCGTCGCGACAACGAGCGCACGGTGTACGTCTACAACGACGACACCACGGCGCTCGAGCTCGACGCCGAGTACTTCGTCGGCGCGATGCGCGAAGACAGCGTCGAGACGGCAGTCACAACTCAGTAATCACCACATCATGCCCATCAGTACTCTCCCGAGCGCACGCGAATTCGAAGAGAAGGATCACGCCGAAGTCGAGTTCGTCGGCTTCCGCTACATCGGCGACGAATCGACCAAGGTCGACCGCGACGTCCGGCAGCGGGTCGGGTACAACGGGCCGCCGAAGTTCCAGGCCGGTCGCGTCTACCTCGCGCTGCTGCCGACCTACCTCGACGCGAATCACGTCGAGAACAGCAACATCGGCGTCCACGCCCTGGAGTCGCGCAGCGACTTCGAGGTGATCTACGACCCCGAGCGACTCGCGGAGGCGCTGCTCGACCAGAACTACCTCCCGCCCGAGGCGTTCTACGAAGGGTTCGACCGCTGGAAGCGCCAGAAGGTCATGGAGAAGCTCGACCTCGACGATGTCGGGCGTGTGTTCGAGAAGGACGACGAGGAACCCTACCGCAACCAACTCCGGGCGATCGCCGGCGTCGAAACTGACGACGAGGCCTCGATCTCCACGCAGCGCTCCGACGAGTACACCAGCCGGTTCTCCCGCTCGGAGGCGTCGGAGGTCGTGAAGGTGCTCCGGCAGGATGCCGACGAGATCGACCTCCGGACGGCCGGGCTCACGGACATGGCTGACTACCTCACCCGGTTCGACCCGTCGACGGTCGAGACCGCGGTCGACGTCGTCGACGGCGACGCCGACGAGGCCGACCTCGAGATCTCGCGTGTCGACGAGAGTAAGGACGAGACGGAAGGCAGCGACGAGGAGACCAGCAGCGAGGACGGCGCCGACAGCGAGGCGTGACGCCGCATGTCTACCGGTGCTGACCCGATCCGGTACGCCACAGCGGATGAGGTCCTCCTCGCCCTTTCGGCCGACACTGAACCGGCGACGATTCCGGATCACACCCGGGAGCGAGCCATCAAGCGCGCCGCGAGCGCGACGGAGAAATGGATCAACCGCACCGGGCGGGCGTTCCATCCCGTGCGTGTCGGCGCCGTCGACGAGCCGCGGAGCTGGGAAGTCCACGACGTCCAGGACGCGAGGTCGTGGTCGCCGGCGAAGGTCATCCTCGACAACGCCCGGCCGGTGCCGTTGGACCCTGCTGAGGGTGACGCCATCGAGATCCGCTCTGGGCGCGACCAGTGGGATGACGTCACCGATGAGGAGGGCGATGCGTGGACACTGGACTACCGGCGTCGGCGTCTCCGGGTGTTCGAACGACGCCTCGCCATCACGCCTCGCGACGATCCGAACACGAGTTTCGTTCGGCTCACCTACCGGTACGGGCCGCTCGGTGAGGAAGTCCAGATCAACGAGGACAACGTCGTCGAGAGCGCGCCGCCCGACGTTCGCGAAGCGGTCGCGGCGAAGGCGGCGTCGATGCTCGCGCTGAACGACAACACGACGCTCGACATCCCGGACGACGGCCAGCTGACCAGCCGGGCCTCGCGGAGTGAAGCGCTGAAAGCAGCGTACGAGGAGACGGCCGCCGAGTACAGTGGCTTCTCACCGCTATGACAGACGCGACCAACACCGAGAGTGACGTCGACGAGGGATCTTCGGGGACGACAGAGACAGACTACCGCTGGAAGTGGCTCTCGACCATCTACGCGCTGGTGTACGGCCTGGGTGTTCCAGCGTGGGTCCTAACTCACGGGACGGCCGACATCGGCGCCGTGTGGTCGTCAGCCCTCGCGCTTCAGTGGGGCGCTGTCGCCGTCTACATCATCGGCCCCGAGAACGTCCGCGCCTGGAAAGAACTTCGTTCGGGTGGCGGTCGTGAGACCGACTGATGGCCTCGCTCCCGAACTTCGAAGCGGATGCTCGCGAGGCACTTCTCGACGAGCTCGAAGACTATGCTCGCGAGGAGATCGCACCGCATGTCCAAGCCCACGCCCACGAGATCCTCCGCCAGTACGGCCAACGGAACGACTACGACGTCGAACCGATCATCGAGGCCGGCGAGACAGAGGTTAGCCGGCGTGGTGACCGTGTCGTCGTCCGCTTCGGCTGGCCTGAGCCGGCGATCTACTTCGAGCGCGGGACAGTCGAACACGTCGTTGAGGCGAAGAACGCCGACGTGCTGTCGTTCATCTGGGAGGACGCCCCCGAGTGGGTTCGTGAGGAGTTCGAACCCGAAGGCGACGGCTACCGCGTGTTCCTGCCGAAAGTAGAGGTCGCCGGCCTCCCCGAGTCCCGGTTCATCCGAGACACGCTCAACTGGCTCCACGCTGAGTTCCGATGAGACACGAGATACAGTACCTCCTCGAGGACGTCCTCGGGCCGGTCGTCGACGCCCAGCCGGCGGACCACCCGCTGTTCCGCGTCAACCGGGACGACTCGACGGTCTACGAGACGGGCGACGAACTCGACATGCAGGCGCCGATCCAGACGCGGAAACAGCAGCTCCAGCGCGCCAACTTCGTCGGCGTCGCGAGCGAGACGACCGACCTGACGCCGGCGGGACCTGGGCAGCGCTACGACCTTCAGGCGGCGACGTCGCTTCGACTGGAGGGGCTGTCGGCCGCCAAGCGCGGCCATATCGACCACCCGGATGTCGACGCCGTCCCGTTCGAGGCGCTCTTCCGGGACGTGTTCGACGCCGTCCAGGGCGCGATGTCGTATCCCGATGTTGGGCGCCCCGGTGTCTCCTATCGCGACCTCACGGTCACCAACATCGACGACTCGCAGTCCGACCACTCGGACTTCTACCGCGCCGAGTTCGACGTGCTGTTCCGCGGTTACACCGACACCCCATGACAGAATCCATTCATACGACGAATCGAGGTGAACAGTAGTGCCCGGCGCAGGGTCCGCAAACGTGGCGTTCACAACGGAGCCCGAGTTCGGCGCCGGACCGGGAACAGATCCGACCTGGACACAGCCCGGGATCGACGTCAACGTCACCGACCTCTCGGTCCAGCAGGCACTCGAACGCAGCCGGCATCCAGACAGCCCGCTCCCGCAGGGATCCCGTCCGCGGGACTTCGAGGGCGGGATCGGGATCGAGTTCACGCTCACGGACGCCAACTGGCACGACTTGGTGTTCGCTGACGGCGGAACTGCGCTCCCGGAGGAAGGAGTCAGGGCGCCGTCGTCGGCGTGGTACTTCGCGACCACGCTTCCGGACGGGACGACCGAGCCGCGGACGCCGACCGGGACGATCTTCACCGACGCGGAGGTCCTCTACGAGCGTGCGGCGGACATCCGCGTCTCGCTGACCGGTATCTACGGCTTCGAACCTGACGACCTGACGGCGCCGGCTGACGGTGCGATCGAGCAGCCGTCCAGCGAGGACGCGTTCAGCTACCACGGTGCGTCCTTCTCTGTCGACGGACTGAACCAGCCGCTGATGCAGAGCGCGACCATCTCGCTGACGGGGCTGGCGCGGTTCCGGCGCGGCCAGGGTCGGCATCCGTACAACGCCGTCACGGGCGCAATCGAGCCGGCATTCTCCACGGACGCCATCTTCACCGAGCGCGACCAGCTCGCCCTCGCCGTCGACGATGTCGACGACAGCGACTACGAACAGATCGGGAAGGTGTCGGGCGAACTCACCTTCGAGAACGGGCAGGGCGACACGATCGAGTACGCCCTCGACGACCTCCAGCCGACGTCCTACAGCTGGTCGGACCTTGTCGCCGCCGACACCGACCTCACCGAACCGATCGACTACCACGTTACGAACGTCACGCCGACGGTCACCACCGCCTAAGATGCTCACCACACAGACCATCACGATCGAGGGCGCTCGCGCTGAACTCACCGAGGGAATCGAGGCCATCGACGAGGCGCTCGACGAGCTCGACGAGGACACCGACGAGGCGGCGGCACTCCGGGATCGACGCGGGACGCTCACCTACTGGCGGAACGGCCTCGACTGGCAGACGTCCGAGGGCGACTGGACCGCCGAGACGGAGCTCACGATCGGCGCGATGACGGCCGGCGAGGAGGCCATGATGCATCGCGAGGTGCCTGACCAAGTCGGCGACGACGAGTTCCGCCTCTGGTTCGTCGCCGCCAGCGTCGAGGGGGGGCCGTTCGTCGAGGACGAGCTCTCGGACACGTTCGCGAACGTCGCCGGCCTCCACCCGGCGGTGGTGAAGTGGGTCGAAGCGAAGGCGAACAGCCTCGGGACGGCGAGCGACGAGGGAAACAGGTCCAGCAAGTCATCGCCGGCGACCGACAGCGAGGCGACCTCGACGCCCGCGCCCGACTCGACTACCTGATCGTCGTGGCGCTCGCCCACGGCCTGTCCTACGACGAGGCGCTCGCGACGCCGACGGCGTACCTCGAACTACTCGCTGACTACGCTGCCTCCCAGCCCCTATGAGCTTCGGAACAGCTGCTGAACTCGATCTCGTCGTCTCCGACCGGGCGCTGCGGAACGTCCGCAACCAGATCGAGTCGGAGCTCGGCGCCGTCGAGATGGGCGTGACCGACGGCGGCACGATGTCGGCGCAGTCTGCTCGGGGCGGGGGTGGCGGGTCGCGTCGACGTCGGGAGTCGCTCCGGATGGAGCGCTCGCGGACCGAACACCTCGAAGAGGCTGTCGCGTATCTGGAGGACATCGATGACATCCTCTCAGAGGGCGGTCTCGGAGGCGGCGCGGGAGGGCTTGTCACCGAACTGGTCGGCGTCGCTGGCGAAACCGCCGGCGATGCTGCCATCGAAACCGGCGGCACCGTCGCCGACGCCGTTTCAGACGTCCTAACCGGGACCGCGGCATCCGCGCTCGGCAACACGATCAGCTCCGCGATCACGGGCTCGGAGGTGAGCGTCGAGGAGACGACTCTGTCTGTGGAACGGCCGGGGTGGCTCGACGAGCTCGGCGGTGGCCGCACCGTCCGGATCAGTCCTACGTTCGAGCCGACGTTCGAGGCGCCGGACCTCGGTCCGGAGATCAACCTCCCGGACCTGCCTGACCTCAACCTCGGTATCCCCGATCAACTGGCAGTCAACCGTGAGCCGCTGCCAGTCCAACGAGATCCGCTTCCGGTCGAAGCCATCGACCCGCTTCCCGTGGAGGATGTTGGCCCTATCACGGTCGCCGTCGAAACGCGTACTGGACGTCCGTCAGCATCGACGGACTCCGGTTCAGGCTCCGACCCACCAGGTGGCGTCCAACTCGGCGGCGAGACTGGTATCACGCTCGGCCCCGGCGGTATCCAGGTCGGCGGTGACGACGGCCTCACGTTGGGGCGCGACCCGGGCGATCCGACTGGGACGCAGTCTGGATCAGGTGAGTCGACGTCGGCGTCGGCGCCGAGCCGAGAGGTAACTGTCACCCACTCGCCGACGTACAACGTCGACGTCGACCCACGCCGACTCGACTCGCTGGCTGACCGCATCGTCTCCGAGATCGAGGACGGTGTCGAGCGGGACATCGATGCCCTCGAAGACGACCTCCAAGAGCTCGAACGCGACCTCCAAGAACTCGAAAACGAGATCACTCGGTAGCCTTGGACCCAGCCTTATGAGCCCGCTCTCGCTACGCTCAGACATGAACCAAACGGCCGTCCGCGCCGTCGTCGGCGCCGGCGCCATCCTCGCTGCGCTCACCGTTCACCTCCGGGTGATCAGCCCGGCGGCCGCGCTGTCGGCAGTCCTCCTCGTCGGTGTGACGAGCGGCGTGACGGCGGCCGTCGTCGCGAGCGTCGTCTCGGAACGTGACGCAGAGCTGACCGAGATCCGCCGGACGCTCGCCCGGATGCGCGAGGATCAGGTCCGTGCGAAAAAGCAGTCCGAGGCGCTGATCGTCGACGAGCCAGACGAGTAACAAGAGTCATGCCGAAAGGAACGCACGTGCGAAATATGGCAATTGACGGAGAGCGCCCCGACCACGAGGACGAGGCGGAGATGCTCCCTGATGAGGCGGCCGTCATCGCCGAGCGGATCGACTCGCTCGACGAGCTCGACCATGATGACTACCGTACGACCGAAGAAGCCGCTGAGCGTCTCGGGATCGACCTCGACGCCCCGGACGAGTAACGACCGCCGCGCGGCAGTCGAAGCACTATGTGTATGGCGCATACCAAAAGGACTACACAAGTGGTAGAGGGTCTAAGGCGCCAATCAGCAGTGTCTTCGAAGGGAGCGCTGGATTTATTTAGCGCTGTGACGAAACAATTGCTGGGTGACGGGAGCTATCAGACTCCCAGTGAGCTATAACCACCACCCATCCCACGCCACCAAGCGAGAGTCTGCGTAGACCACACCCAAGTCGCGTATCCGGCCGCGTGATATCACCTCAAGGGTATCACGCTGAAAATCGGATACGTGGGGCTGGGAATAATCCAACCATGGACTCTCGCTTTCTGCGAGGCGATAAAATGTCGAGACTCGTAGTGCCTGTTAGACACTACGTCCTTACGAATTAACGTAGGTGTACGATCCGAGAGCGAGGATGACGTACGTCAGAGCCCAGATCGGACCGGCGTAGACCAGAACTCCGAAGGAAACCACGACGGCTGCCGACGGAGCAGCTGGTACTTCGATTAATCCAACCATGGATTAACTCGCGGATCGTCTATCCACTGGCGGCTTTTGTTCACCGCTAACGACGCGTACCCTACGCTGACGGATAAGCATCCCGCCGGCTAGGTGAAAGTAAAACGAAACCGAGTCACACGGGTACTCAGCCGAGTCGATCACCGCCACGCGCCGGTTAGCGCGCACCCGTTCTCAGATACATGGCACTTTACGACAGAACAGTACTGGAAGTAGAGGCCTTCAACCGCACCGGAGTCTTCGAATTCAGGGAGCATGAGCCGACTAGAGAGATGACAAAATCGTTCCTCGTGGGTGGTAGGGGCCAGATGATCTCAGAATTATATGCTCAAGCTTCAGATCTCGACCCGACCGACATCCTCCCGGACGCGGACCCACCACGCCGGGCAGGGTACTTCGTCGACGCCGGCGGTGGGCGCAACCAGTTCACGATCTCCGCGACGGTCGGCGTCGGCGACGAAGACCTCCAGTGGGGCGATGGGTCCAGCCCCGCCGGCGAGGCGAACCAGTACGACGCGACGGGCGACGTCAACCCAGCTGCGAAGCGAGATGTCCTCTTCCGGTGGCTGGCCGAAGCACGGAGCGACTCCGGCGGACAGGTCCACCTCTACACCGGCGAGTGGTCCACCGGAGAGTACGCGGACACGGCCGGCGTGTTCGGTGAGCCGAAGCCGGTGGCGCTGCTCTCCGTCCGTGCCGAGAAGCCAAAGGACGACCCCGCGGTCGTCCCCTACACCTTCGAGTTCGAGGAGGTCGCCCCCGTTCCGAACATCGACGAACTGACCGAAGACCTCACCGACGCCGCCGAGCAGGCCGTCTCCGAACTCGGCAACCTCATCAGCGATTCCTGACCCACCATGACGACGCGAATCTACACGATCCCACTCCCAGAGGCAACGACGCCGACCGACCAGGACGCGCTCGGGACGCAACTCTCCGAGCAGGGCGTCCTCGGCAGCGACGCGATCGTCGACGCGCTCTCGTCGGAGGCGGCCGATCTCACGCTGATCGGCCAGTACGCGCTCGGCCCGTATCACTCCGAGGTGGTCGCGACCGAACTCGAGGAGCTGGCCGACTCCGCGATCGGCGCCGTCTCGCTGTACGGCGGGGCCGGGTCGCGGTCGGGGTACTACCAGATCCGGAGCGCGGACGTCGAGCCAGTCCATGCCGCCGGGCGCGACATCTGGGAGTGGGAGCTCTCCCTGACTGCGAATGGGACACGAAAGTCACAGTTTCGCGCCGTTGAAACGGCGCCCTCGCAGCCGGATCCAGGACACCCGTTCGGCAATGGGATGTCGGCACTCGTCGGCGTACCCAGTGCTGCTCGGCAGGTTCGGATCGTGGACTCGACGTCGGACCCGACCGAGCGGATCCGCCCGACGCCCGTCGACACGGTCTCGGGTGCGCTCGGCGACGTCGACCGGTATGATGTGGCCGACGTGGCGATCGACGAGCCCGTGCTGTTGTACGACGTGCCGCCGGACGCGCAGGCCGACGTCGATGTCCACGTCTACGACACGCGCGGGCGCGACGCGAAGTTCCTTGAGAGCGAGGACGGGCGCGTCCGGATGTGGCAGTCGGTGTTCGCTCGCGACCACGAGTTCACCGGCAACGTGGTGTGTTCGAACGGGCTGGTGCGGATTCGCGTCGACGAACCCACCGCCGCTGATGCGACGGCCGCGCTCGACGTCGAGGCGTGGGATGCGGGCGCCTCCGAGTGGATGGCCGTCGACCTCCCGTCGTACGCTGATGGAGAGTTGGAGACGCAGTGGGAGCCCGTTGACGTGGATCTCACCCATATCGGACAGGCCTCGGTGCGAGCGCAGGTGGAGTTCGAGGCGGTCGCCGGGACGAACGAGGGTGACGTCTACGCGCTCGACGTCGAGCTGGAGCGCGGGCGCTCGGACGTGGAGGTGTGGGTGCCCGACAGCGTTGCGGAGCTGCCGCCGCCGGACCTGGAGGCGCTGCTCGAGCCGGCCGCGTCGCCATCGATCGTGGACAGTGGCGCCGACCAGGGGCTTGTCGCGAGAGAGGAGGTGCGTCTGTAGATGCCGACCTTTGAGACGACGACCGACGCCGACTGGACCGTCCCGACGGGCGTGTTCGAGCTCGACGTACGGTTGGAGGGCGAGAGTGGCGAATCCAGTAACTACGGTGGGCTCGTCGAAGGGACACTCCCGGTTACTCCGGGCGAAACGTTTCTCATACGCGTGTCGCCCGGCGGTGGGGAAAACAACGCATCCCCGCCTCGCGCACCCGGCGACGGAATTTGGATAGCGCGTGGCGGGACGGCCATCGAAAACCGCCTCGCCGCGGCCGGCGGCGGGGGTGCGGATGCCGACCCACCAGATAGCTTCGGAAACGACGGCGGAGAAGGTGGAGCAAACGTTGGCGAGGACGGCGGGCAGGATTCCAGCTATTTTACTGGCGGTCGAGGGGGCTCGCAGACCTCCGGGGGGAAGGGGGGCCTGAGTGCCTATGACGGTGATGCTAGCGGTGGCGGCGACCCCGACTTCCCGTATGGCGGCGGTGGCGGTGGTGGCTACTACGGCGGCGGTGGCGGGGCGAGCGATAATTATTACGCTGCCGGCGGCGGCGGCGGCTCAAATCACGCTGAAGGGTTAGCCCAAGTTGATCGCAACGAGCGCGGAGGGTCATACCGGGACAACGGCGACGGGCCGCGTGTACAGATTACGTATGAACCCGCCGCGCCGACGCTATACACGGGTGATACGAGTGACACCACTATAGACCTCTCGTGGGGGATTAATCTCCCGGCCGGGGTAGACAGCGTTGAGGAGTGGCAGTTATACCGCGACACGTACCCCGGGACCGACCGCGCGGACTACACGCAAATCGCAACCTACCCGCCCAGCACGACAAGCGACACCGACACCGGCCTTGATATGGCGACGACCTATCACTACCGTATCGGGGCGGACGTACTCGCGCCCACGCTTGACGTGGAGACGGTGTCGACGACGAACGTGACGGACTCATCCGTTGATCTGACCGGCGACCTCGTGAGTCTCACGGACGCCGCGAGCGCCGACGTGAGGTTTGCGTACATCGGTGGATCGGAGACGACATGGAGTGAGACCGCGATCCAAACGCTGTCGTCGCCACAGACGTTTAGCGAGACCGTCACTGGACTTTCTCCCGAGACGGCATACGTCGGGCGGGCCGTCGGCGACGCAAGCGGGGCGCAAGACGTTGGCGGGGTTGTGACGTGGACGACAACATCATAACATAATGCCAACTTACCAAACAGACCTTTCAACCGAGGTCCAAGCAACGACAACGCTGCCAGCGCCCGTCCTCGACAGCGTCACGGCCAACACGTCGACGATCGACGTGGTCTGGGCGGCAAGCCACACCAAAGGCCAGACGCGGATTGAGTTCCGCGAGGCCGGTGCGTCGGCGTGGACGACCGGCAAAACCGTCTCCCGCGACGCCGAGAGCGCGATCCTCACCGAGGTTCCCAACGGCACGACGTTCGAGGTGCGCGTCGTCGCGACGACGACCGACGCCGACAGCCCGAGCAACACGTTCACGGACACGACAACGCTCCCAGACGAAGACCAGCCCGTCCTGCTCAACGGCGTCGAGGACGAGGTCGGCGTCGACCGCGAGAGCGCGGTCACAAACGCGGGCGACGTACGGCTTCAAATCCGCGAGACGGGGCAGTCCGCGTGGGACGCATCGGCCGTCGGCTACGCCGAGCAGACGGTCGCGTACGACACGCTCACGACGCAGTTCACCGGGCGCGAGGACGGCGAAGAGTACGAGGTCAGGGCGCGGACGGAGACAGACTATACCACCGGCGTCTGGACCGACCCCACCTCGATCATCACGAAGTTCCCCGGGTCGAACAACCTCTCCGTGACGATCGTCTCGTCGACGGCGGCTGAGCTCGGGTGGGACGACAACGCCGACAACGAACTCGGGCAGTTGGTCGTTCGCGAGCGACGCCTCCCTGACGGGAGTTGGAGTCGCGAGCGCGTCATCGAGGATGTCGGGCCCGACACAGAGACGTTCACCGACGATACGGTCCAGCCGGACCGCGAGTACCGGTACCGCATCCGGTCGTTCACCGACGACACCGAGGCCGACAGCAACACCGACACGGGCGAGACGCCCGCGCTCGACGGCGTCCGGATCGGCCGCGTCCCACCGAGCGGCTGGAAAGTCGAGGTTGAGCACCCATCGGGTGAGACCCTCTCGCCGACGGTGCTCGAAGACGCCGAGTGGAACCCGCGCCTCAACAGCCAGCCCAAGATCCGCGTGCCGGTGCCGCGCTCGTCGACGTGGGAGGACGCCGACGTTGAGGGCTCGACGATCCGCGCCTGGAAGGACGGCACGCGCCTGCCGATCGACGAGCTCCAGACGGTGGAACGCGACGAGACGCGCGACGTCCTGATCGCTGTCGGTGGGACTGCCCTCGAGGACGACGTCGACGGCATCGAGTACCCCGAGGCCGACGCGCACGTCGCTGCCGAGGAGGTCATCACCGAGGAGCTTGGCTGGGTCGCGAACGTCGACGACCCACAGACAGACGCCCGCGATGACGTCCGCCTCTTCCAAGCGAGTGACTCTCAGGACTTTTCCGACGCCATCGAGGGCGACGGCGATCCCTTCCCGCCGACGTCGCCGCTGACGGTCGAGAACAATGAGGTGTTCGCGGAGGCGACCGGCTGGTTCCGCGAGGCCGAAGCCGCCGACGGGAGCGGCGTGGTCAACACGACCCAAGGCGGCGAGTGGTCCGGCGGCGGGTCCGTGCGGCTGTCGTCTGGCGACCGGCGCGAAGTGAACTTCAGTCCATCGTACACCATCCCTGAGGGCGAGGCGAAGGCGGTCATCGTCTACGGCATCCCGACCGGTGAGGCACCCGGCCTAGAGTTCACGCGAATCGATCCCGACAGCTCGGAGACAGTCGTCGAGTCATTCGGCGAGGGCGGGATCAACGACACCGGCGGGCAGTTCGAGCTGGGGTCGTTCGAGGTGACGCTCAACAACGACGGTCCACTCACCCCTGGATCCTACTCGCTAGAGGTGAAGATCCCGGTAACGTCCGGCGGCGAGCTCTATCTCGACTTTCTCCACGTCCGTGACGACCGCTACCCAATTGATGAGGATATCGAGCCCGTCGACGACGTCGTCACCGGCTGGCAGCAACGCCCCGCGAGTATCGACGTCGTGTTCGACCCCGTCACGTCGGTCGAGCAGGTGGTCGCCGGCCAGCTGGATGTCACGCTCGCGAACGGTGGCGCGCCGAACGCGCTCGCACTCCGAAACGACCAGACCGCGCCCTGGAACGTGGCGACGGACACCACGTCGTTCACGACCGACTTCGCCGACGCCACCCAACTCCTCCAGGCGCGCGTGACGCTCGGCCGCGAGGACTCCGGGACGGCCTCAGGCGAGTTCGGCGACGAGCCCCACCGGCTGGAGTTCCTTGATCTGTTTGCCGATCTCGTCAACACGCCCGTGCTGCTCGACTTCGTCCATCGGGGCACGATCGAAGACCTGCTCAATCGGATCGCCAACGCCGGCGACTTCATCTGGGAGTTGCGGCGGGCGCCAGCCGCGGACGCCGAGTACCGCATCGAGTGGACCCAGCCCGGCCAGCGCGTCGCTGACGCCGAGCCGACGCTTGTCTCCTTCACCGGCCGGCGCTCTATCGAGGAATCGTATCAGCGCGTCATCGCCGAGGGGAAGACCTCCCGCGTGGAAGGCGAGACGTTCGTGGCTAACAACTACGGGCTCAACGTCGGGCTTGCGGAGGGCCCGGTCGACACGGGCTCGGAGACGGTGTACGACGTCGGCGACCGCTCGACGCAGTACGAGCGCAACATCGACTACACGATCGGGCACTCCGAAGGGTCGATCACTATCCTCGAGGGCGGGTCGATGACGCCCGGCGTCGAGTACGCGATCGACTACGAGTGGCGCTTCGAAGGCGAGTACGCCCAACCCGCCGTCGACGATCCGGACACGCTTCGCGAGGAGTTCCCCGATGCGACGTCGAACCGCGAGTGCGAGCAACTGGCGCTTGCCGTCGTTCGCGAGGTGGCCGAGCCGCTCGAAGAGGCGGAGGTGACCATCCGGGAGACGGACCCGAGTCGGTCGCTCGTCGCGTCGATCCCGGCCGATGAGCTCCCGTTCGAGGGGCCGCTGGAGGTGCGCGACATTTCGAGCGACGCCCGCGAGGTGACGCTGACGCTCGGCAGTCGGGAGACTGCGGGCGACGTCGTCGACGAACTCCGCAACCGGCTCTCAGCAGTCGCGCGGAACGTCTAGGACCAGATCAGATCGGATCGGATCAGACCAGAATGCGATACCGGGGATGGCAGCCCGGATCGCGTTGATCTGCCCGGAGGATCGCGGGCAGGCGATTGGATGGGGGAGGGCAGATCAAAGAGAGCGGAGGGAGCAATCTCGCTCTCATCAGGGACCTATGGTCCCTACCGACTCGTAGTGAATTGACTCTTCAAATTCGTTTTGATCTCGACTGAGCTACATCGTCCGCACACGGAGTCACGGAGACATCGGAGAATGCGGGGCCGGGCATGTCAGGCGGCCCCGCACTGCGCCGCTCTCACGTCGGGTCAGGTAAGCCGACGGGTATGGAGCGAGAGCGGCGTGTTCGGGAGATGGTCTGTGACGTGGGCTGACTAATCCCGCTCCCATCAGGGACCTAAGTCCCCATTTGCCAGATCGTGAACTGACTATTGAATAAGTTGTGATCCCATCTAATGCCCACCACCATCGACACCCTGAGTCGCATCGCTATCCAGAACGCCCAGCTGCTCGCGCCGGCGCTCGCGCTCGCACTCTTCCTGGTTGCGCAGCACTACCTCGACCGGTGGCCCGACCTGTGGCGCGCCCGGCGGGTCGTCCTCCCGGTCGTGGATCGGCTCGCCGACGGCGACTACGACGACGAACTCGACGTCGTCGACGAACACACCTCTATCGATGTGTTGGCCGCGGCCGACGCGCTCCCCGAGAAGACCGGGCTCCAGCTCAACGCGCGGACGCTGGTCGGTACGATCGACGCGCCGCCGAGTGAGGTCCGAGCGGAACTCCGGTCGATGTCAAGAGTGTACCCCAATACGCTCGCGTCGATCCAGTACGACGTCGACGAGGAGACGGGCGAGCGCGTCTGGGAGGTCGGCTCCTACGCCTACCGGCCCGAGGGCTTCTTCGGGATGTGGCAGTACCACGTCCGGCTCACACCGGCGGTAGGCGGGCGCCAAACGCGCGTTTGGAGCCACTACGAACGCTCCGCGTGGCGAGCGCCCGTCCGGCACTACCGGGGCGAAGGGTGGGATGCCGAGGAGGGCGTCCGCGAGATCGCCTCGCTGTTCGCGAGCGACGAGCGATACACGCCGAGCGACCGAGGAACCGTGCTTCTCGGTGGCTGA